TAGTAAAAGAGTTCATCACTAATAATGAAGAAGGACACAAGTATTGTTTTATTATAGACTCTGTAGATGGTTTGATTAGGAGAGATGACTCCGTAAAAAGTTTTGAAGATGCGACAAAAGTCGCAGGTGGTGCAGTTGTTGCTTCTGATTTCTGCAAGAAAACTAGCATAGCACTTGGAAAGCGTGGTCACATGGCTATTTTTATTAGTCAAGTTCGTGCCGACATAAAAATAGACCCATACTCAAAAGCTCCTGTGCGGCAAACTACTGCTACAGGAGGAAACGCTTTGCTTCATTTCGCCAATAGTATTATTGAGTTTGAGCCTAGATTTAGAGGCGACTTAATTACACAAGATCCGTCTAAAAAACAAATAGACGAAAAGAAGAATCCAATAATCGGGCATAATGCAAAAGTGACCATCAAAAAATCACCTAACGAAAAAACTAACAGCACTATTTCTTATCCAATCCGTTACGGAAGAACAGGTGGTAATTCTATTTGGAAAGAAAAAGAAATAGTTAGTATGTTATATGGCTGGGATTTTATAAAACAAAAAGGTGCTTGGCTTTATAGATCCGAAGACTTTGCAGAACTTCTCTCAGAGAACGATTTAGAGTTCCCAGATAAAATACACGGTGAGGCTAAATTGTTTGCCCATATTGAAGCTGACAGTAAACTTTCGAACTTCTTGTTTGAATACTTTAAAGTTCAAATTTCGGGATGAAGTTTTATGACGCATATGGTAAGTATAGAACTCTTGCTAACGCAAAAAAATATTTAATTGACTGGGACAAACCTAGTAGGAGTAAGTTCCAGACAAGCGTAAAAAAATTTTTGCGACCGTATTGGGAACATGATATTGTTTTTGAAGAATTCAGGGTGGTGGGGACAAGATTGACTTTAGATTTTTACAATGCTAATAAAAAAGTAGCAGTAGAAGTGCAAGGCGCTCAACACACCAAGTTTGTAAAACATTTTCATAAAAACCGTTTCAAATACGCTGATCAATTAAAAAGAGATCAGAAAAAACTTGAGTTCTGTATGGCGAATGCTATAAAGCTGGCAGAGGTCTATCCTCAAGATGAAATAAAAGCCTCACTTTTTAAGGACCAAGATATTTACTTATGAACTTAGACGATGAAGAAGAATTTTGCATACCATCTGAATTAGTAGAAAAGATCTATGACCTCTCAGGTGGCGTTGATAAATATAAAGGAGTTATTATGGCTGTCTCATCTGAGAATGGTAAGCCTTTAATATATTGCAAGTTTGATTGTGGGATGACAGAGTTTGCTTTGATGAAAGCTCTTGAGAATCATTTATCTTCACCTCCACCAGAAATGACACAGGATGATCTATAATTTTGAATTAGAAAAACAATTATTGGCAGGTCTCATCAAAGAGCCTGATGCCCTATCAGAGATTTCTAACTTTATAGGAAACTCAGATTTTTATTCTGAGCAGAGCGCACTTCACTCGACAATATTTAGGATCATAAAGCAAGCTATCGACTCTGGTGATGAGATAGACGAAGTTATCATAGCTCAGAGAGTGAATGAGGTAGGCTTGTCGTTTGAAGATAATTTAAATCCTGCTGATTACATCAAGTCATTAGCTTTGAGAAAGGTTCCTAAAGGAAACGCTCTTAAGACAGCTAAAGAATTAAAAAAATATTCTATTAGGCGCGAGATATTGCAGTCTTCACAAGAAATCGCTAAAAAGATGAAAGCGATGCCTCCAGAAGCTTCTTACAGGGCTATAGTGGAAAGCGCCGATAATGTTTACAATTCTCGTATAAATCTTTATGAGCTTGGTAACGATGTCCCAGAAAACATCTATGAGGATATGGAGGCAATCGTTGAGGACAGAGGTAACAATCCTGTTACTGAGTTTGGAATGATGGGGCCGCATCCTAAAGTCAATGAGATTTATGGATCACTACTAAGACCTGGAAATATAACAGTTGTAGTTGCAAGATCTGGCGTAGGTAAAACTCAGTTTTGCATGGACTATTCTACCAAAGTTAGTCTCAAGTATGATGTTCCAGTATTGCACTTCGACAACGGAGAAATGAGCAAGGAGGAACTTGTTATGCGTCAGTGTGCTGCTTTATCTGGAGTGGCTATGCATCTATTAGAGAGTGGCAAGTGGCGGCAAGCAGGAGAAGAAGTTGTAAACAAAGTTAGATCTGTTTGGCCAAAGATAAAAAACCTTAAGTTCTTTTATTACAACGTGGGGGGTATGGATGTGGACACAATGGTAAACACACTTAAAAGGTTTTATTACTCAAAGGTGGGTCGAGGCAATAACATGGTGTTTTCTTTTGATTACATAAAGACAACCTCTGAAAACGTAGCTAACAAGTCTGAGTGGCAAGTAGTAGGAGAGATGGTTGATAAGTTTAAAAAATGTGTGCAGAAAGAAATCTTACATGATGGCAATCCTGTGATACCCATGATCACCTCTGTTCAGTCAAACAGATACGGCATCACGAATAACAGGAACTCACAAAACATTGTTGATGATGAGTCTATTGTTTCTTTATCAGATAGGATTACTCAGTTCTGCTCTCACATGTTTATTCTCCGTAATAAGACTGCTGATGAGATTGAGACTGAGGGGGGTAGATTTGGGACACATAAATTAATCAATGTAAAAGCGAGACACTTAGGTAGCGACATAGCGGGTGCTATAGAGCCAGTCGCCATAGGAGATAATCTGAGAAAGAATTCTATAAACCTAGAATTTATGAACTTCAATATTACTGAACGTGGTGACCTAAGAGATATTGCTAGAGTTCAAAATGGAGAGGAGGAACTAGATAGTGATGGATTCCAAGAAACAATCCCCGACTTCGATCAATTCTGAAGAGTTCCAAGGAATCCTTGAGTCTATAGGCTATGCGCTAATTGACTGTGGAGATCACTGGAGAACTCAAGCGCTTTATCGTGACGGTAATAATAAAACTGCTGTAAAGATATATAAGAATACAGGGGTTTGGATGGACTTTGTGCAGAACAAAGGTTGTATGCCTTTTGAAGCTTTAATTAGTCTTACTGTAAAAGATGACAAGGAAGTTTCTAAAATCATTGGATCTAGCTCCAAGACCACAGAAACTCTCTACACACCTAAACAAACGATAGAAATGGAAAAGATATACCCAGATTCCTCTCTTGATAGACTTTTTCCCAATTACCACTTTTACGAACAAAGGAACATCTCGAAAGAAACACAAGAAAATTTTCAGGCTGGCCTTGCGGGTGTTGGCAAAATGTATAGAAGGATGGTTTTCCCCATATATAATGAGTATAACCAGATAATTGGTTTCTCTGGTAGAAAAGTAGATTCAGATAACGATTACCCGAAATGGAAACATATAGGCAGAAGAAACAATTGGGTTTATCCAGCGTTCAACAAAAAAACTTGTGTGGACGAGGAGATAACAACAAAGAAAGAAGTAGTTTTAGTGGAAAGCATTGGAGATGCGATGGCGCTTTATGATCAAGGCATTAAGAACGTGTTGGTTATCTTTGGTTTATCTGTTAACAATAACATTGTTAACTATCTTAATAGTAAGTCTATACGTCATATTTATATTTCGACTAATAATGACAAAGCTAGTGAACAGAACAGAGGGTTCATAGCTGCTTTAAAAAGCTTTTTAAAGTTGTCTAAGTATTTTGACTTAGATATGCTGACTGTAAAATTCCCACCTAAGACGTATAATGATTTTGGTGACGCTCATTTAGATGAGTATGATTTAAATACTTGGCTAGAAAAAGGTATCGACAGAGATGCTCAAGTAAAATACATTTTAGATTTTGTTCAGAATAATCCGTCTAGCTTCACTAAAAAAGAGATAAAAACAGCCTTATTTATTAGTGATGCCTGAACCAAATACACCGTTATCTGCAAGCAGAATAAAGACGGCTCAATCGTGTTCGTGGTTATACTGGTGCAAGTATAAATTAAAGCTACCAGATAAGAGTAATGAAGGAGCCAAGCGCGGCTCCATTTGTCATTTAGTGTTTGAGGTCTTAGGTGTAAAGGGTCGTAAAAAGTATTTTAACAAGATACTCAAAACTCAAGATGTATTTTGTATACCTTCAATCAAGAGGTTGATTATGTCTCATGCAGTTAGAGAGGGAGTGGATGACGAGGAAAACGTAGAGATGATGAAAGATATGATCTTTAATGGTCTCTCTTATGATTTTTTTGGAGCGGATCTAGGTAAGCCTACAGAAGAATACTCTGAAAAAGATTTTGATATTATCAAAAGTGATGGCGATATAAAATATAAAATTAGAGGTTTTATAGATAAACTGTTCTTATACAAAAAGAAAAAGTTTGCGATAATAAGAGACTTCAAAACAAGCAAAGAAGTTTTTAAAGGCAAAGATCGCACGGATAATTTACAGGACTTAATGTATAGTCTAGCTGTAAAAAATTTATTTCCAGAATACTCAAAAAGAGTCAGTGAGTTCTTGTTTCTGAAATTTGATCTAGATCCTGATTCTAACAAATCGGGTGTGATGCGTATGGAGCCACTGGATGATGATGAACTTATTGGTTTTGAAATGCAGCTCTCTGAGATACAAAAATATTTAGATAATTTTACAGAGAAAGATGCTAGAAAAAACTATGCGGCTCATCAGGGATTTCCAACCGACAATTCTTTTAGTGGTAAATTATTATGTGGGTTTGCTACTCAGAAAGGAGAACTTAAGAAAGACGGCAACCCCAAGTGGCACTGTTCGATGAAGTTTGATTTCTTTTACTACGAAATTCACAATCGGGATGGTAATTTTATTAAATCTTATTTTGAGGAAGATTTCTCGGAAGATCTAGTGCCAGAGGGATGCACATACGAAATGCGATATTATAAGGGTTGTCCCGCACATTGTTCTTGACTTGAATTTGGTTCAAGTTAAAATGTAGAGGATGACTCCAGTATTTAAGTCAACCTTCTCTATAGGCAAAAGTATTTTGACTTTAGACAAGGAATCAAAAGAAGGGGGAGCAGATAGCATTATTGAGATCTGTAAAGAAAACTCAATTAGCTCACTTGTGCTAGTAGAGGACTCTATGACGGGTTTTGTTACAGCTCATAATCGCTGCCAAGAAGAAGGTATAAACCTTGTTTTTGGTCTGAGAATCACTTGTTGTAATGATGTCAAAGAAGACGATAACTCAGATCATAAGATAGTTATTTTTGCAAAAAACGATGAGGGTTGTCGCCTTCTTTACAAAATTTACTCTTTTGCTCACACAGGGACGGGCAAAGTAGATTTTTCTTTCTTGAATGATATATGGTCTGATGATCTTGAGCTTGTAATACCCTTTTATGACTCTTTTATTTTTAATAATAATCTTTATCTAAAAAAGTGTGTGCCTGACTTTAGCAAGATAACGCCGACTTTTTGGGTAGAGAGAAATAATTTACCTTTTGATACTTTGTTAGAGAGTAAAGTAATAAAATTCTCCAAGAATTTACAAAGACCAGTTAGGCTAGTAAAAAGCATTTTCTATAAAAATAAGGAAGATGCCGAATCATTACAAACATATAAGATTCTTTGTAATAGAAACTTCGGCAAGGCTGCGACATTAAGCAGTCCAAGGCTAAATCATTTTGGTAGTAAAGAGTTCTGTTTTGAATCATACCTAGAGAGTAAAGATGAACGAGACGCTTCTTAGATTTAATAAAAAACAAAAGTATCTAGTATTCGATACTGAAACTGAGGGCCTTAACTTAGTTAGTTCTAAGCCTTGGCAGATCGCTTGGCTTGTTGCACAAGGTGATAAGATTCTATCTAAGCATGATGTTTATATAGATTGGCCAGATCTAAATGTATCTCCAGATGCTGCTAGGGTTACAGGGTTTAGTATGGCTTCTTATAGAAAGAAGTGTGAACCTCCTAAAGAAGTTTGGGATCGCTTTGCTAAAGATTTTAACGACCCAGATACATTGCTGGTTGGTCAAAATGTTTTAGGTTTTGATGTTTATATGCTCAATGTATGGAGGCATCTCATGAATCAAAAGGCTGATTACAGTTTTCTATCAAGAATAATAGATACTAGAGCTTTAGCCACTGCTATAGCGAAACAGATGCCTGTAGATAATCAAGACCTACTTAGTTGGCAATACAGACTAATAAATTACAAAGAAAGAGGCTTGAAAACATCTCAAGGCTTTTTGCTAAAAAAGTATAACATCCCTCATGATCCTAAGAGACTGCATGATGCATTGTATGACATAGAGATGAATTTTAAGATCTTTCGCAAACAACTTTTTGAATTAGACATATGAGCACAACTAAATACACAGGGTATAAAACTCCTTTCCCAGTTGGTGTAAAGCTGCCAGAGATTGAAATAGAAAAAAAATATTACGATCAGGTATCTTGCGATGACCTGGGAAATACGTTCCAATTCCTTAGAAAGCTGTGCTTTAGCAAGGTTAAGGAAAAAGGTATAGATAAACTAGACAACGCAACAGTTTATTATGAAAGACTAAAAGAAGAGCTAACAATTTTTGATGAGCTAGGTTTCGTAGACTACATACTTTTGAATTGGGACATTCTTAATTATTGTAAA